GCAGCAACGGTATCAGCATCAAATACGTATTCATCATTAGCTAACATCGCTGGAATCTCATCAGATTGACCAGTACCGCGCCCTTTTACGTGATGACCAGTCTTACCAGTAATGAATTCAGGCACATGCTCAGCATGACCACCGTTAGCAAAATGAACCGCCCCACCGCGCTTATAACCTTGAGGAATAGAACCCATCAAAGCTGTCAAAATTCTAGGATCAACAGAACCTAATTGAGGATGTAATTGCAACAGTTGTTCAAGTTGAGGATTAGAACTATTGGCAGCAATATTACTTGATGATAAAACACCAGGAGTTAAACTAGCTGGTAAACCATTGCTATTCAAACCAGAGCTAGGAGCAGCATTACTTGCTGTACCAGTGTTGAATGTGACACTAGATCCAGTAGGTATACCAGCTTGAGAGCCTGCTAATTCAAGATTTGACAATCCGCTTAAAGTAGTCCCTGCCATTCCTGAATTAATACCAGCTTGATTTTGAATACCTGCTTGAGTTTGAGATTGTGAAGCAGCAGTCGGCATTCCTGTTGAAGTAGACTTCAAAGTTCCGCTAGCTTGAGTTGTAGTTGGACTGGTTAAAGCTGATTTAGCTTCATATCCAGCTACTCCACCTAACACTTGACCGAGAAGGCTATTTGTACCAGTATCACCAGTGGCAGCGTTTTGAGCAGCTGTTCCTACTTGATTACCTATTGAAGATGCACCACCTACCAGTGCTCCAGTTAAAGCGCCAGTTCCAATGCTACCGTTATTGATTCCAGCGAGGGTCGCGCCTTTAACCGCGCCTGTCAACGCACCTTGAGCAGTAGGGTCTAATCCAGCTGCTTGACCAATCATCTGTGAGGCTCCAGCAGCTGCACCGCCAGCACCGCCTACTAATGCACCTTGACCAATGTTTCCACCATTCAAAGCAGCTCCAGTGGCTCCCGCTCCTGCACCACTTAGCGCATTGGCGACTAAAGGATTAGCTCCAGCACTAGTTAAAGCACCACCTAATCCACCGCCTACAGCACCTGTCAAACCTGCATTCAGAGCCTTATTAGGATCAATAGAACCAGTACTCACGAGTTGACCGAGACTATTCATTGCAGCACTCTTCAACGCTCCTGTGCCAGCTTGCTGCAATACTTGAGGAATAGCAGAATTAGCAGCGGTATCGGCTGCAGCATTGGCACCTGCGCTAGCTGCAGTATCAGCAGCTGTGCCGACTCCAGCATCCGCCACAGTTTGACCTGCGACTGTGCCAGCTGCCTGACTTGCAGCAGCATTCGCGGCAGCAGCATCAGCACCAGAAGATGCAACCGTAGAACCTGTAGTAACAGCAGTATCTGCCGCAGCAGTTCCTGCAGCAGCGTCTGTTCCAGCAGTTACGGCAGCATCAGTTGAAGCAGCAGTTACGTCAGCAGCAGTTACGTCAGCAGTAGTAACAGCCGCATCCGTAGCAGCGGCAGCACCGTCAATAGCACCTTCAGCAGCTAATGATGCACCGTCAGTAGCAACCGCAGCAACTACGCTAGCTACAGCAACTACCGCAGCTACAATTCCACCACCGCCTCCACCTTCTAAAGTAGCAGGACCATATCCGCCTAATTTCTTTTGAAATGCCCGCTCAGGGAGCATTGAATCTAAGGTATATCTCATAGACGTATCATCCAGTTATAGTTCGGCTTATCTGGGTTTTGAATCTCTGTGCCTTCCCGCTCAGCGAGTTGCTTGAGTAGGTTAATGATTTGAGGATTGTCCGCATTGCCGTAAATTGCCTTAATCTTTAAGCCTTCAATGTCATGAAACATAGCAATCATTGCTTGACCTAATTTTAGCGGAGAATCTTCAGTAAATAAATGGGTCTCGTACTCATTATTGCCGATTTTTGCTAAAAGCAGTACGGAATTATTTTTATTAAGTAGGAATCCCAACTTATGAGTTAAAATATACTGAATACTTACCAGTGTTTTGGTAGGATCCAGTCCGCGCTTTTCGGAGTCTTTTTTAATAATCTCTGATGGTTTCATTTGTGCCTCTTCACTATGCTCATGATACCTACTAGTTGTTCCGCCCAATCTTTCCAGTCAGAAAATAATCTTTGATCTGGAATTCCTGAATTTACAAAATATCCTACGCCCTGCATACCGTCTGCCCAGTCGCGCCATTTATTCTCAGGCACTGTACCGAGTTGATTAGGGGCAAATAGTTCAGCCATAAGGGCGCACCATTTGTCCCATGTCATTCCGCGAGGATCATAAATTATCATGGATTACCTGTTCCGCGCTCATCACCAATATCTGCGCTAATCAAGACGTTACCTAATTGATAATTTCCCCTAACGGTATTGCTAGTAAATTTTAACCGCATTTCGCGTCTTTGTTCACGCATGTCAACTTTTAAAGTGTCTGGGTCAAAATAGTATGGATCTGAAACTTGATTTACGTCATCAGCATACGACTTACCAGTCACGATGATTTCCATCTGTTCTGATTGGACAAAGTCTGGTTCAATACGCTCAACGCGAATCCAGCGATTCAAACCTTTTACTTGTTTTGTTCCTGGACCACCGTTGACCCATCCTAGGCTGTTTGTCTCAAAACTGGATTCAATCGCATTGACGTTTCCTAGGTAAACTTCATCTACTCCGACTTCATGTTGCCAAACGGTATACGCACCTGCAATATTAGGCTCATTACCAGCCCAAACAGGAAAGCGAAATACTTCAGAAAATGTACCAGATGAACGCTGGGTGCCAGTCGCTTGACCGCCATCGTACCAAGTCTTTTCCCTAATGTTATAGATGATTGCATCGTTACATTCAACGGAATCACCTTTAGGGTAGAACCACCAAATTTCACCCCAGCGTGGGATTTTTGCAACCCAAACTTTTTGCCTTTGCTCATAGTTTAAATTGTCAAAGAAATAGTTCATGTTTTTGTCATTCGGTATTTCTTGAACAACTCCGTTGTAAACTAGGAATCGATCAACACCGCACCAGTAATACAATCCGTCATACTCAATCACGCATTGGGAAGAAAGTATTGAGGTCTGGTTAGTTAACAGGTCATACGTCCAGTAAATTGTAGAAGTGCCGACTGTGGTTGGGTTATATACAACGCGAATCAGCGAATCTAATGACCAAAATAAACCAGCTGGGGCAGTAGTACCTCCGCGCACTGGTAGACCCTTAACAATCTTTGTAGCTGCTACGTTATTCTCGTTTGAATCCGCGCCAGTCCAGTTTGTCAAATCTCCAGCGGAGTTATTTTTGAGTAAGCCATTGTTACCGTAAACAAACAGGTAAGGATACAACATTACGCACCCACCTGAGACAGCGATGTTATTGTCAAAAGTGAATGAAGTTGGACTACCAGTAACTGCGTTGCTAATCGTTACTGTAGTTTGAGGGCTAGGAGTGCTAACCACTACAGATGCAGTTACCTTAGTATTAGCAGGTATTCCAACTCCCGTAACGGTTTGACCTACGCCAATTAAGTAATTTTCTGACGGAATAGTGATTGTAGAACCAGTAGCTGTTCCAGTGACCGTAAATACACCAACTTTAGAAAGCGCACCACCAGGAAAATTACCGTAAAGCACAGGAGTATTGACTGTGCTGTCAATGTCATCTAGGTTTTGTCCTGGATGAGCTATTAAGGTCAATGCACCTGAACCTGCTGAGTCAAAAGTGATATCAAATTGCCAGAGGTTATTGTCATTAGGCGTAAAAGCAGAAAGCACTGTAATACCTAATTGAAAACCAGACCCAGTACCGCCAATGCTAGCTGAATTCGCGCTTAATACGTCAGTGCTGAGGTAACCTGAACCTGCAAGGGCGATAACGACTGAGGTCACTTTGTTACCTGAAACAGTGATATTAGCAGTTGCACCAGTGCCAGATCCACCAGTCAAAGGGACGTTAGTATATGTACCGTTAGTATATGCACTACCTTGATTCAGGATTGTATCAGTTGCAATTGAACCGTAAAAACCAATAGGATATGGTCCAGAGCCGACTCCGTCATCATTGTCAGTCTGCCAATACTGCAGGGAATCTGAATATCCACCGTAAACATAGTTCTCACCGTTTTGGGACTGCATAATCATCCCGCGAGTGACACCTGGAGCATTTAAGAATATACCTTTATAACCCCAAATTTTACGAGGTCTACCGCGTTGAAAGCGCACCCATACACCGTCAACGTAGCAAGGCGCATCAAAAAGAGTTCCGTCCCTTTGAATCCCTGGAGCAATCGTTAGATTGTATACTTCAGTGGTCAAAATGACCCCCCGCCAATACCGTTAGGTACGTATAAACCGTTTGCAGTAAACATACCAGCTAGCGCATTTGCTACCACAATTCCAAATTCACCCGAGGCTGGCAGGTATAAACCAGTGTTCAAGTCTCCCGAGAACTTCAATGAAGGGGTAGACAAAGAACCATTACCGAGGGTCAAAGACGTAATAGAGCTAGAAGAACCAGATGACGCGCTATACACGTTAGTACCGTCACAAATTAGAAGCAGCGTGGTTCCCTGCGGCACGTTAGTGGTTTGCCCACCTACTGCGCCAGTAGTGAATGTGAGGTTAAATGAACCTGTAGTTTGGTTATATACTGAATACAGCTGAACGGTAGGCGGTAGGACGACTGTCTGGTTGCTAGTTAAAGTTCCGCTATATTCTTGAATAATATTAGACGCTTGACTTGCACTCAAAGTCAAAGTTCCACCAGTGACTACTAATGAAAGTTGAGTGAATGCAAATTCAGTAGCTTGACCGTAACCGAATGTGTTAAATCCGTTACCGTTTGAAACGATTACAAAAGACTCAGTGATTTGTAGCTGGTCGGACACATTACCGTCAATAGTGTCAGTTCCCTGCGGAACGATATTCAGAATACCAGTACCGTTATTACGGATCATAGTAAACCAGTTATTACCTACGCTTGAAGCTGGAGGCAGGGTTAAAGTTCCAGCGCCACCAGCCCAAACAGTAAACTGGGCGCGGTCAGTAGCGTCAAGAGTGGTACTTGAATAATACGTAACTACTGGGTAAGACTGATTTAAAGTGTTGTTAATTGCAGTCAAACCATAACCCGCGAGGGCTGCAGCTTGAGCAGCTGAAGTTCCCGCGCCAAAAGTAATAGTTGCCCATTGACCGTTTACGGTGCTGTTGTCAGTCACAAACAGGTAAATTGAAACACCTGAGGCGACGCTGGCGATTGTTCCACCACCGTTATTCTCAACAGTGAATGTATTTGAGCCGATATTGCTAATGACTACCGCTTGCCCAGTGGAAACTTGAGCAGCTGGAGGCATGATTAAGGCTAATCCAGTTGTAGAAGCAGCTGCCTCAATAATGTTTGCAGCGGTATTAGCAGTTGAATTACCGTTAATTGGCCATTCAAGAGTAGTATTCGCAGAAAACGAAATTGAATTAAACCCAACTTGAGAAGGGTTGATCGTTTGTCCAGTGAACGGATTGGTATATTGAGTCATGATTAAGAGTCCTGAGCAATTGCTTGACGGTCAGCAACACGTAATTTATCCTCATTGGACAACGCAGTGATTGCTTCGGTATACTTCTGCTGAAAAATAACGCGCTGATCATTCTTGAGGAATGGCATTGCCTGCAGTAGTGTTCCGTAGAGCATAGCGTTAGGCGCGTTACGCGTTAGCCAATTAGTTTGGTTGTCAGATGAGAGGGGTTGAATCCGCTCGTAGTATAAAACTTCAAAAGAGTAATTAGCGTCAGGAGTAGGAGCTACAATCCAGTTGTCATAATCATAATCCGCATAATACAACGGAGCACCCTCAACAGTATTGTCAGGGTTGTAGTTGATTACGTATTCATACTTACGCAGGTAGACAGGTTGCTTCTTTCCGCCAACTGTGACGTTGAATGAAGTTGTTTTGCGCCATCTTGCAGGCTTAGGTATAACTGGATTACCGACTTCCATCACGGATTCGGCTACTTGTTGCTGCCCTAATGACTTCATCATCTCAGCGATTTCAAACTCAGCGAGCATGATGAAGTTCGGTATTTGCTCTACGACAGCTGCATCTTGACGCTCTAAGTACTGCAGTACGTTAGACGACAGGTTGTCATAGGTCATCGCATAGGCTGGAGTGCTCATATGTTATCCTAATAATGTACTTGCGTTACCACGTACTATGTCAATACGCTCTAACCAACCCTTCCCGAATTCAGGAAAAGTAGGTAATGATTCATAATACTCCTTCTTTGCCTCGGAGAATCTTGAAATCAATTCATTTTTGTCAGTTGTGTCTACGGTTTGCAGAGTCGCTGGACCGATTACACCATCCTCGGGCAATCCTAAGGACTTCTGAAGGACTTTTACCGCCCTACCAGGACCAGCGTTTACAGCAAAGTCAAAAACTAAGTAGTCGATCCCTGAAGGTAGTGAATCACACTTACAGGCGTCCCAATATTTCTTCTCATACAACGGGGCTACGTCATCTTTATCAAGATTACGCATTTCTTTTTCACTAGTCGGACGACCTTTGAACTCGGACCAAGTCTTTGCAGTAACTCCGAGGTTAGTCATTCCTCCTGGATCCTTAGGATTATTCACAAATCCACCTTCAGATTTAAGTAGGAAGTCTAACGAGGGTTCAAAGTTCTGATTCATGGTTTGATCAATGCGTTATATTTTTGAATGACGTCGTTACGTTCTACTTCGGTATCGGCGCATTGTTTTGCAAACTCGATAAGAAACTCTGCATTCGACTCAAGTAATCTGAGTCCTTGACTTGGTACTGGAGCGGTGGAGGATTTACCGTTTGAAATGTTTGCGTTGCGCAACCCGCGCAGCTCAGCAATAGCAGAATCGTAACGAGTTTGTAGATCATCTTTGTCCTTTTGCGTATTTTGTGAAATAGTCGCTTGATTAGTTACTACTTCAGTTTGCAATTTTACCGTGTTTTCTAATGCTTCTACCTTTGCTTTTTCAGCGTAATATCCGTCTACCCTATGAGTAATGAATGCAGTGCAAAGAGCTATAGCAACGTAAATATAGGCAGAGATTGGCATTACTCTTCCTTTTGCGTGGCTGCTTTTGCACCAATCATTACTCCTGAACCGCCTAAAACTGTACCGAACCCTACTCCTAGCTGAGAGAAATCTATATCATGTCCGTGCAGAACATGAATAAAAGCAATACCGAGGAAGCCAAACAAAGCAGCCACAGCACAAACTCGAGCAGCGCAATAAGTTTGGTTATCATCTTCGGTCAGCATGTCTTTGAATATCTTCATGCATAGGCTCCAATCATATATCCGACAACGAGCCAAAAGGCTACGCCAGCGAATATCCAGATCCAAATACTTTCTCTCATTTTTGCGTAGTGATAGAATCTGAACCTTTAGAAACAGTTACCTTATTGCCCTCTACGGTAACGCTCATTGGCTCCTTGGATTGTTCAATTAACTTTTGAATGACTTGGAATTCAGGCTTTTCTTCCTTCTCGGTAGTACCTGAAACCCCATTCATCATATTAATGATTGCCATGATTGCACCGCCAGCCATTCCGATAACTGCAGCAATCTTACCTTCGTCTAGGAAGATACTCGCTACAACGCTAATCACGATGATAGCAGTAATATAAGCCAGACCGTGCTTGCCGATTGACTTACCCGCTACTTCTTTTGCAGTTTCAAATTGGTCGCTCATGCTTTGTCCATTTTGCTGTCTAGTTTGACTACAATCTGGTCTAACACTCGTTCTATTCTTTCTAAACGCGCGTCTAAATCTGTCTTTTTTACGTAGTCATTGGGAAGCATCACCTCTAACTTTTTCATATCCCGAGCCAGTTCAGTCTGCGCATCAGCAACAGACTTTTGACTAGCTGAAATACTTTTTGTCCACCAGCCAATGATTCCGCTGATAAACATATAAAAAAGAGTCATAGAGGCGATGATTGCTTCCCAAGACATTTTATTACTCCGTAGCTTCTTCCACTGGTTGATCTACAGGTGTTTCTTCTGCCGCTGGCGCTGCCTCAATAGGAGCAGGTGCTTCTTCCGCTACTGTAGTCTCTTGAGCAGGTGCGTCAACTACTGCGGGAGCAGGTTGTGCGATTGTCAATTCACCGTTAGGAGCGATTGGTGCAGGAGCAGCTACAACAGCTGGAGCAGGTTCAGTATACTTAGAACGTACATATGCTACAAACCTTTGAATTTCTGCTTTGGCATCACTTTCAAAAGTCTCTAAGTGAGATTCAATTTCGTTGAGGAAGTTCATTTTTAATCCTTATTGGGTTGGAGCTGCAGGATCTGCGGGTGCTTCAGCAGGAGGAGCAACAGGGGCTGGAGCACCTTGTTCTTGAGCCTGCTTTTGAATTTCATTGATCAAACCAGCTACTTCAACGAAAGGCTTAGAGCCTAAATACTGAAGAATACCGTTAATCAATTCGGTTGATAGAGTCATTTTATCCATTTTTTAATATCCTAAAAAATTAGACCTGAATCGGCAGGTCTTTACCGTTTAAAAATTATGCCGCAGGTGTTGCTGGAGCGCTAGATGAAGTCCAAGGCAGCGGCAATTGTTCTTGAGTTGGGTTGATTAAAGCGTTTAAATTGGCAGTGACTGTTGCTTCTGTTGTCGCTTGATTTACACCGTTTTCCCATACCCATCCCAATACTTGCGCTTGAGTAAGCTGGTTATAAGGGGTAAAGTTTGGATCTCCAGCTTGTGGTGGAACAAAAGAACAAGATCCATACACATTGTTTGTGAATGTGTTTGGAGGAGTAGCGGTATCCTGTTCTGTACCACCACAGTTCCATCCGCAATCAAGAACAACTTGGCTAAAGCCATTGATTGTTTGAGTGGATGTATTCATCCATTGAATTGTCCAAGTGATTGTTGGTGTTGTCATTTTATGCTCCTGTAGTTGGTGTAGGCAACGGAATTGCAACTAATTCAGCAGTTGTTGTAGCAGAAGCAATTGAGGTTCTGCCAGCATTTACAGCCGAAATCCATGTTGCGTCGTTTGGCACATTAGCAATTCCTGCGTATGTGTTATTAGTGCGTATTTGACCAGAAGATACTGCATTTGAGTTATAGATTGCCAAGTAGTCTGCTTGTGCGGCAACAATGTCAATTGTTATTGTTGAGCCATTTAATCGCCACGCATCGAAAAACAATGTAAAGTCGTCTCCTTGTGGAAGAGTTGAGTTATCAACAATTTGCGCTCCTGCTGGACAAGTTGCCAACACATTTTGAATTGGAACATCCCCAGTTGGTACACAAACGCAAACATTTAATGCATTCGGATTTTGATAAATAATAACTTGTGTCATATCAATCCTTATTGGAAATAAGCAACAGAAAAGTTTATAGAATTGACAGTGGTTCCTGAAGACCAAGTTTCAACTTCGTCGTAGCTTGCAGTTCTAGCAAAACCCATGTTAATGAAGTCAGAAGTCCCACCACGCTGTAAACCACTCACACCACTGTAACTTGAGCTAGACATTGCATTTGTAAAGTTGACTTGATATTTACCAGTGCTTATATATGTGACACTAGCAACATTGAAACTATTACTTACAGTAGGGCTAGTACCACCACCAACCAAACAAAACGCTTTGCAAGTCGAACGAGCATAAATTACACCTGTTGCTCCGTTTTGAGTTGTTCCACCAGCATATATGTTACCACTAGTATCAATACGCATCCGTTCTGTAGTGCCACCAGTGTGGAATGTTAAATATCCACTAGTAGCTGTCGAAGAGCTAATTTTAATTCCACCAACTAAAGTGGTCTGAGCATAATAGTCTGCAAGAACAATTCCGCCATTAGAAGTCCATGTTCCATTATCAGTAAATACCGCTAGTTGGTCAGAGCCAGAACCGCTAGGCGCTACTTGAAGCAAATAACTTGGACTACTAGTACCAATACCAACAAAACCACTAGAGTTAATGCGCATTGCTTCTGACCAACTAATGGTTGTGTTCGCAGTACCAGAGCCAGCGTATAACCATTTGTATGGCACACTACTATTACCAATTTGCATCATTTGGGCTGGACCTGTATTGGTATAAGTCCAGTTGCCGTTGTAATAGAAGTTATTACCAAAATCCATCTCTGGACCAGATGCAAAAGTAGTCCACGAGCCTCCAGTACCAACTTGTAGGCATCCTTGAGCAGTTCCCGCCCATCCAGCTGGAGCTACACCAATTCCAACATTTTGGTTATAGTCAATCGTAACTGCAGTTGTTATTGTTCCGCCTGTTGTAGTTGTCGCTAGCTTTAAATTAGACGCTGGAGAACCAGAGCTATTGATTGATGCAATACGACCATTAGGAGAGCTAAAATCAATCCAGCAACCACTATATCCAACAGTTGAAGTGCTAGATGATTTAAGTGTTCCAGCAACATTTAATAAGCTATCAGGACTATTAGTACCAATACCTACATAACCATTAGAGGCAATACGCATCCGTTCACCAACACCTCCAGAAACAAATAGCATATTTCCGTTACCAGAGCCAGT